ATATTTCATTTTAATCTCCTATATTATACAGTAAAATCATTAACACTGTCAAGTGAATTATCTTTTAATTCTTTTAGTCTACCAGTTTTCTTATCATATAATAAACTACCAGCTGGTCCTGTATCACCTGTATATCTATTTTTTAATACTCTAAGATTAGTTGTATTAGCTACTAAATTATCATGTGATTGTTGATTACGTTCTAATGCAATAACACAATCACTAAGATGTGCAATAGAAGCTGAACCTCTAAGATGTGATAGTGTAACTTCTCTACCATTTTCATGACCTACATCTCCAGCTGGTCTTCTTAGATGTGATACTAATAGTAATCCTATATTAGTTTGTTCTACTAAACTTCTTAACTTAGTCATTAACATATCAATAGAACGTCTTTCATCATCACTATCTTGACCACTTACTAGTATAGATAAATGATCTAAGATAATCCATTTACAATCTAAAGCTTTAGCCATATATTGTACACGATTTAGTATTTCATCATTCTGTAATGAACCAAAATGATCAAAGGCATAGAACCTACCAGTATTAATAGTAGCATCTTGCCATTCTTTTAATTGTTCCATAGCAAATTGATCTCTAATTTCTTTAATATATAATCTTGCATTAGCTTCAACAGACATTATATTAAATGCAGTCTTCTTTATATTTTCTTCTAATGCTAACACGCCTATATTAGAACCAGTAGTTTTAAGTATATGATGCATTAGTTCTCTAGTAACAGATGACTTACCCATACCAGTACCAGCAGTAAAAGTAATTAGCTCACCAGAACGCATACCATAAGTCTTTTCATTAAGAGCTTCCCAAGGATATAAGCAAGTGTCACATTCTTTTTCATGATATAAATGTTCTTGTAATGCTTTAAGATTAACTATACCAGCAGGAGTATATACATCTGCTTCCCACCATTCATTCATAAACTTTTGTCGCTGACCTTTCATAAGATATTCATTAGCATCTTTAAGTTCCATACGCATTATCTTACATTTGTTAGGTTCAAATAACTGAGCAACTTTGGCAGCAGCAGTTCGACCTGGCTCGTCATTATCAAAGCATAAAATAATATTATCAAATTTATTTAGGTATTCGTAAGATGCTTTACAATCACGTACTGCACCAGCAGCACCAGTCTTAAGAGAAACAACAGACCATTTAGATCCCATCATTTCATAGGCAGACATAGCATCTAACTCACCTTCCGTAATAGTAATGTATTTACCTTTGGCAGCGAATAAGTTTTGACCAAAAAGAACAGCATTAGATAATGACCCTTCAGCCCAGAACTGTTTCTCAATTGTATTCCTAACTTTAGAAGCTACATGAGCATTGTTTGCATCATAGTATTTATAAATATGTTGTATTATATTTCCATTTGCATCTCTTTTTGCTTCAACATTAAATTTGGTAGCAGTAGTTTTATTAATACTCCTATCAGTTAATGCTTCTTTATTTCCTTCCGTAAAAGTATTTTGTACTACACCTCTAATAGGTGCAGGTGTTACTGTAGTATCCATAGTAGTATCCTTTTCTGGTGGTGTATAATGTTGACAAGAAAAACAATACCAATGTCCATCATCATACAAAGTATTAGCATCACTAGACCCACAGCTAGGACACTCTGCTTGTTTAATTGCTTTTGATGTCATAGTATCTCCTTAATTAAAATCATCTAATGCTTTATTATATAAATCATTAACAAAGTCTTTCTTGTCTTCCATAACTTCATTAACATCCTTCTTAGCTAACTTCTTTGCTTCTTGTTTTGTATATCCTTCTTCTTGATATTCTTTAACATAGCTCCAAAATAATTTATTTCTTTCTTTATCCCATAATTGTTTAGGCATTGCTCCATACTCCTACAGTTATTGGTTGAAATAAATATGGATGATTCTTATTAGATGTATAAGTATATTTAAAGTACATACCTTTAACATGTTTCTTACTATTTAAATCTACATATGTTATAGTATCTTTACGTTTATCTTCTTCTATAACTTTCATTTTACATCCAAGCATATGCCATAATCCTTCATGATATTTCATATGTTCTTTAGGTGTCATTTTTATTCTCCTTAATATGTGACGCATCAGGATTTTCAACCCAACCAGTAGAATGAATAGATTTAGTTGGGTGAACTTTACGTCTTAGTTTATGAACTTCGTCTGTTAAATCTTTGATTTTTAAATAAGCATTACGTAATTGTCCTTGTAAATCTCTAACATTTTTACGTAAATGTTCTAGTTCTGTTATCATTGTATCCTCATTATTTTAATTTTACTTTGATCTATTTCAAAACCTTCAGGTGCTATCTTTTGAACAAAAGTTTTAGCTGCCTCTTTAGTTTTAAAAGTCATAACAGTATTATCTTCATGGACTAAATAGTCTGGCATAACAGTATCACATGAAGTATGTGCTATAACAAAATTATTTATTTCTACATTCATAATAAACTCCTTTAAACGATTTACATTATAGCACATTATAAACTTCATTGCAATAAAGTTATGCTCCTCTACCTCCAGTATAAGTAATATTATTATCTGAAGCTTTAAAGATTACACCTTTAGATAGTTGATGTCTCTTTAAAGATGGTGCTACTAAAGATTGATTGTAAGTATATCTTCTTTGTATACCTGCAACTACTTTCTTAACAACTAATCTAAATGTATCAGCAACTTTATAGATACTACCATCTAATTTAATCCACTCTCTATACTGATCATTATCTTTTAAATGAGAACGAAAAGTATTAATAACCTTTCTTTCTACACCAAAGACATCACCAGATAAATCCATAGATTCAATAAGCTCACAACCTTTAGCAACATATGTACCAAAGTCTTTATAAACTCTTCTTATTGGATCATTAGAGATACCCATCTTGTACCAGTTATCATCTATTCTTTTAGCAATATAAATAGATTTAGTATGTTGTCTTAGTGAAGGTTTAACTTGATAACCTTTCATACTAATAACTCTTGGTTGCTGTAATTTAGCTTTAAGTTTTGTAATGTTCATTTTATTCTCCTATATTATATTAAAAAAAAATTACATAAAAAAAAAATAAAAAAAAATATTCTTTATGTAACTTCCATATAAATATATAACATTAAACTTACCAGTAATATGATTGGAAATATATGATTCAACCATAAGTTCTTAGGCTTTGACGTACTAGTATCAAAATACTTACCAGTACGTTTAGCTCTACGTAATCTTTCTTCGTCTTTGTTCATTCTTATGTTTCTCCTTTCTTGTATACTTTTTCTTATTGCGTATTAGTCTACTACGAAATAGTGGAAGGCGTAATAGTTTTGCAATAGGGTTTATCTTTCTTAACATTCTTCTTCTCCTTTCTTTCTCTGTAAGGTATGTCAGGTATAACGATTACTTCTGAATCTGTTTCTATCCATACTTTAGCACCACAAGATAAAGGTTTGTCAGGACTATAGATAATTTTACTGGGTCCTAGTATATCAACCTGATGTCCATAGTTATTACTCTTATAAGTCTTAACAGTAATTACTGGATCTTTTTTATTATTCTTGTGATTAGATTTAATAATGTGTTGATTAATATGTATTATCTTTTTCATTTGTTTTCCTTAAAAAATTCTTGTATTATTCTTAAGTCTTTATAATTACTTTCTTTTAATTTAAATGTTGGAATTTTATTAGC